CCCTGTCTCAGGGGTGGGTGCTACTTAAGACATAAGTTGGCACCCACTGCGGACTTCCACCGCAGCCAAAAATCCTCAAGCTCTTTCGAACTTGAGCCAAACAGGCCCTGCACCGGGACATAGTCCCAATACGGTGTCAGAGCCCACCCCGCCCTGTAACGACAACGGTCATGCCTGATCGTTATCGTACAGTTACGTAGGCTACCATGAAGCATAGCGATTAACAACCCCGAAGGGTTGTATCGTCTATACTTCTCCTTAGCTGATACAAGGACTTCGCTCTCGCCTATGGTGAGTCGCTTGGGCGTAGACGTGAACCGCCGGTACTTTACAGCACCGGTATTCACATCGCGCTTAGGCTTCACACCTAAAAGCTCGAACGGAACCCTTACGCCAGCATCTTCGCTCTCGGCGAACGGTACGAATGGCATACTGCCACGCGGACCGCGCACCGTTGATAGAAGATACTTTATAGTGTTAGAGAGGCTCACGCCTGTCGTCGCACTCCAGAGGTTAAGGTTGTTGATGATAGCCACACGATCCTGCACGCTACGGAGAGATTTAACATAAACTCCGCGGACGTTACGACCATGATAATAATCATGGCCACAGGACTCGCGAAACGGACCTTCAACAAAGGTCTTATCGGCGTTAACTGTAAAACCACACAGGGCAAGGAGACGAAGCACATCGCCGGAAATTGCTTTATCGACGATGATATCATCTCCAAACACCGCGTAGTTCTCAGCTAAACTACCAAGTACGTCGAACTTAGCTCTTTTGAGCCGATGCTGACGACACCTGGCAGCTGCCGATACGATGCATGTGAAGAAGGCGGTCTGTAGAGGGAAGGTAAAACCATTTCCCATCGACGAGACCATACCTAACTCCACAAACTCGCACAACAGAGGTGACCATGCTCTAGGTGAACGCGTCTTCTCAAACCACGGCAAGACATGTCGTGGCAGGAATTCACGTAACATCCTTAGAGACATGGAATCGGACGCAGACGACAGATCTATGGTTACATAGCTGTCATTAAGCGAACCGACCCTCGCGAGATTCCTGTTTAGCTCTGGTTGGACAGCGAGATCAATGCCAAAGGCACTTTTCAAGCGACCCTCCAGGATCTTACCGAGTCCAAGCTGAATAAACATATTTACGCTTGGCTCGATACAGATCAAACGGGATATATCGTGCGTTTTCGGGACGAAGCTGAGTTTGCTACCTTCAACGCGGTCACATCCTCCATTGTGTTCCCAGCGGAAACGTTCCGCTAGAGCCCACTCTGGATTAAGCGATACACGCTCTTTGTACGCAAAGTACAAGTCAGTAGACGTAGCAGAAAGCTTGGAGTCGAACATCTTCGTATAGAAGTCTGTTCCCTTTGCGCTTATGGACGTCCCAGGCCCAGCCCTACCGGCATCAACAAATTGCTCGATAGAGTTGAGTAGGGGCATCCCACTGGGGTAGAAGAACCTGTAAAGCTCGTCTTTCAACGTGCCTACAAGAACTTCATCCCATGTGCTGCTCATTTCCAGCGAATAGTTCAAGCAGTCAGAATTGACCGACAGGAACTTATCATGGGCAAGTTTGTCAGCGTTGGACGCCTTACGGCCTACATACTTCTTGTAGAACGAATGCGCCAAAGCATGACACGCAAACTCACGATAGCTGGCAAATGGGTGCACGTCGTCCGCCAAGATGTCTTCGAGGCGGGCAACGTGAGCCAGGTCTGCGAGAAGGTTGGAGTAAAGAGCAGTTTCAGAACAACGATTCATGATAACTTACCTCCATAAAGCATTAACAGATAGAACTAACCCTACCGAAGTGAATCTGAAGTCGGCAAGGTCAGGCACCCACTAATGGAACAAGTGGGCAACTTGATACCCGCGAAGTAATTCCAACGCGGGAAACCTTGACGGCTCGGAAGATCAGAATTGATTTCCGAACGGGCAGGGGTACGATCACTGGTTTTATATTTCAAATCACCAGTTAGCGTACATGCCACAACAGATAACACTACAAAGGCTATCGACCAAACTATGAGGACTAGTCGCATAGGATTTCTCCTATAGCGTACCAGAAATCACAGAATCGCCGATATCACTACTAGCAGCCCAAAGGCTGCCAAAGTGAAGGGACAGTGCAGCACGGATATCCTCCGGGTTGGCCGTGTCGCCACCAGCAGGGACCTCGATTGTCGTGGTCACAAGCATGGTAGCGGCCGGTTGCCCCGATAAGGGAACCACACCCTTGCGGGTGATGATTTTCCAGGTATTCCGTGGAACTCTGTTAAGATTACCCGTAACAGGATTCACCGCTCCTAAGGCCTTGAAATTCTTGGGCCGAATGAGGGTGGTCGTGAACGGGCTGCTCACGGAGGAGATATCAACGCCGGTCTGCGTACCGCCAAGGGCGGAAACCGCATACTGGACGCCGTTGTTATCTGGTGCCACGTCATCTACCAATGTATAGGTCGGTGAAGTGAGACCAGTCTGAGCGCCACCTGTAACAGGTGAAGATAATGTCAATGACATTTGATTTACCTCATATAGAGTGATGTTTAGTAGAATCTGCTCTTAAACTTACAATCCGCCAGTGCGGCAATATTCAACCACTTCATTCCCATTCCTGGGATTTTGAAGCGGAGGGTACTGACGCTAAGGTAGCCTATAGGTATAGGACTACGACTGATGGAGTAAGCTTGAGTTTCTCCTACCTCGGCAGTAAAAGTTGAAACAGTGCCTAAACAACTGGCTGACTGGGCTTCGTAGAAACTAGGACTTGGGCGGCACTCGGCAATAACCTTGCGCCGCTTTATGTACTCAGTCCTACTAACCCAGTGTAAGTCAGAAGTATTAGCACTCCACGCATTGACTATATCACCAATATTGGTGAAGTAGTCGACCAAGAAACTGTAAGGAATGATCTCCCAAGCAGTAGGTGCGATGGCTTCCCAGTCGAAACCGAGAAGACCAGCGAGACCTGCTGCAGAGGAGGCTTCAGGCCTTACAAGTAACTTACCATAGTAACGCACCTGACCCTCGACAATCGTGTTTACACGATATTGTACGACGCAGGCTCCTCCTAAACTAACGGAGTTGCCAAAGTCAGAAAGCTCAAGAACAGGTTCCTGGTTAGCCTTTGCACCAATCCATATGGTGGTAGGCGCCAAGTCCTGTCTCCTGTGCCATTCAGCTAAAGCTCTTGCACCGTCCTGAACATCAGAGACGAGTGGGAGCCAGCCGAATTGCGCTTCTAGGTGAGTGTCCGCAAGGAAACGCCTTCGATCCTTTCGTTTCAGTCGCCGCCCACGTTTCTTTACGTAGGTAATATGCGCTGTTACGCGATCGCGAAGGGCCCTAGCAGGACTCTTGATCATATGCAACGTTTCTGCAAGATCACTGAGGATTTCACCGCCAAGTAACTTGCGGTGTTGTCCACTAATTTTCTTGAGGAACGACAACTTTGCCTGGTAATCCGCTTCATCTAGAAAAGAGGAGCTAAAATTGCCGGAAGGGAATGAGTTAAAACCCGGAGTGATATGACCGAAAGAATAATCGGTATAGTAGGCGGGCGTACTGGTAGGGGTACCAGAACACGACTCGCAACTACGCTCAAAATAGAGCTCACCCGGAGACCACTTGGCTAACTTGGTACCAGTTACAACCATCTCAGTCGTGGCTTGAGAGCCAGTCTTGATACGTTGTTTCCAGTCCTTGTAATCATCACCATAATAGGCATCAAATGATTGCATACCTATATTGGTGTTGGACACTGCCATAACAGCAGGATCAGCCTTAAGTACACCATAGGTGCACTTGTGCTTAGCCTGATATAACGGCAGTATCACCTTGTGGGACTCACTCTTAACCCGACTCATAGAACCTCCTTCTAGATACTAAGCGGTACGCTACGGCGTAAAGAGAACATAGAAACCAAGCCAAAGCAGCCAGTCAACTGACAACAGAGGCCTCCTAAAGTGAAACGCGCAATGCGCTCACAAAGGACTACGCTACCGCCCAAAAGGCGAATAGCGCAGGGCTCCCCGAAAGGGG